ACATTTCTAATCTTCTATCTTTTTTGAAGGAAGTATTATGTAATGCGCTAGGATTTTTCATAATCTCTGATACTGATATACTATGAGCTGGTGGCAAATGACAACTAGCAGTGCGACCGTTGCCTAACCATATAGTAGCATTGTACCACTTAGCCGCACAGAAACTAGGGCTAATTTCGTTAATGATTTCTATTGTACGTTTTACGTCTGTTGGCATATTTTATAAAATTCTGTAAGTTTTGGAAATACTTTATTAAAATCTGTATCACGTCTTTTATCATATTCAGTGATAAATGCAGCAAAGTCTTTGCGCAATTGTTCTTGGTTGCTATTAGATTCATTCATGTAATCTACCATACGTCTTAGCTGGTCAACTTCGGAAAACATTAAAGTAGCGTATCCGTCCCAGTCACCTCTTTCTTTAATTAAATTTTCTATATCTTTTGCAAATATTTTTTTTGTTTCGTCATCCAATAGTGTTAAGGATAAAAATTCAGGATAGCGTAAAAAATTAGTCATGAATTGTACTTTATTGAATGTAGCTTCTTTATTGTATTTTCCACGAAGATCAAGAATGTATCGTATAAAGTCTGTATATGTAGTTATGCTTGTTAGATTAACTGTGGTCATGATTGCGACAATAACGTTCGTATTGTCTAGAATTTTTTCTAGATTATTGGTCCATCGATTATAATCAAGACCGTATCTTATATATTCGCCTGCTGTACCCGTTGCTTCACCACTAGTGAAAAATTGAAATTCTTTAGAGTCTCTGGAAATATTTTGAATTTTAGGTATTAATCTATCTATTAAATCGTCGGGGACGCATAGATTGGTGTTAAGAGCAAAAACTAGATTGTCATTTGGATTTGATTCAATGTAATCTAGCATCTTCCATGCATCTTTACTTAACAACGGTTCGCCTCCAGTTAATCTTAATGTGTGTAGATCTGTATACAACTCAGGCCACCATTTCCAAAATGCTTCTACATATGGATTATGTTCCTTAATTGGAATAGGCATCTTTCCTATTTGTTTAAACCAATCAAAATTATTGTACCTGGTGGATGTTGGGTAAGGCCCGTGACTGTTTATTTCTTCGTACCATTGACTGCTTAAATCGGGGCTACAATATGCACATTTAAAATTGCATACATTACTAAAGCTAATTTCTAAATACGCAGGATTAACATCTTGTGTTTTATTTTTTAAGACAGAATCAAAATTTATTTTTGCCCAGGCCGATGCACTTTTATAGACCCTGTCACTAATGTGCCCGGAATCTTCTGCCTTCCAACAATAATCACACTCGCTAGGACGTTCCCCATCTAACATCTTTTGCATTTGTTGTTTTTTAAATTGAGTATTATGTAAGGCTTTAAAATTGTTTGATAATTCAGGTAGAGGCACTTTATGTGGGCTCGGATGGTGACAACTATGATTAAATCCATTTTGCAGATAGAGTGTTAACTGATGCCATTTTGCTAGACAAAAACTAGAGCTGACCGAATTTAGAATTTCAATGACTTTTTTATATTTTTGTTCTTCATTTGACATCGTTAAATATTCCTTTGAGCCAATCAAAGTCATTAATTTTTACTAATGCTTCAATATTTCCTTTATGTGTTTCGCCATACTTTCTACCTTCCTTGGCTCCTCGTATTGCATCTTTGCCAAACGGCTTTTCAGTTCCTAAACTACACCAGGCATCTAATCTATCCGCTGTTTCTTTATCATTTTGACGATCAATTGATCTGCTACTTAGTTTAACACATTCTCTAAATGCCGATCGCCAGCTACTGAATGGATCTGTATTAAACACGGTAATGTTGCTAACTGACGGCATTGCTTTAAATAATTTACTGATACTGGTAGTCATATCAGTAGAACTAATGTCCATATCAATAGTTAGTTTACGAGGTAGTAACTTTACACCGCCATACCCATAGACAAGATTGTTAATTGGATTTTGGCTAGACCACACAAAAACTGTAGAAGTTTGTTTTAGTCTATTGCCGGTATCATAATAAGGAAAATACTCAATACTAAAATTAAATTCATCTACAATTTTAGCATCACCGTCAACAACCCAAAACATCTCTGTGGTTGCTAATTCTGCTGCTTTAACGTGTGCCTGGTGTATACCCTTAACTCCATGAATACGCTTTGCCCTAGGAAATGTTTCTTTGAGCTTTATAAAATTGTCGTCTGCATTAGGTTCATTATAGCTGATGAATACGATATCAAAAGGTTTAGGTGTTGATGCTTGAACGTCAACTTCTTTTTTATTAACAAAGAATCTGTGATCAAATTCTTTTTTACTTATGATTGTATTTTTAGAAAATAGTACTATACCGTCATAGTATTCTCCGTTTTTAAATACGTGAGTTATATTTCTATGAAATGTATCATATGTGGGTACGTAATAATCAAATTTAAAATCTTTAGCCACATTAATATCATCCCACAGAGCCCAAAACATTTCTGTTGGGGACAACTCTTTTGCTTTTAAATAGTCGTCGTATGTTTTTATATTATAAATTTCAAATGACCTAGGGCGAGACGCAACTACGTCTATTTCTTTTTTATTCATAAAGAATCTGTAATCAAATTCTTTTTTAGTTATTGCTACTTTTTTAGAAAACAAACATAATCCATCAAAATATTCACCGTTCTTAAATACATGAGGTATATGTTGTTCGTATTTTGGCACATAGTAATTGTATTCAAAATCTTCAACTACTTCTACATCGGGCCAAACTGCCCAGAACATGCCTGTAGTTGAATTAGCCATTGCTGTTAGATAGTCATCATACGTGGCAATTTCAAACTTGTCAAATTTAACAGGCATACTTGCCAAGATTTTGTACTCTTTTTTGTTTATTATGTGACCATAGTTAAATTCATTTTCTGATATGTTAACTGACTTTGGCACTAGCATTACGCCATCGTAAAAATCACTGTTCTGAAAACTATGAATAATATTTCTATCATATTGATTATGATGACTAAAGTAAAGATCAAAATTAAAATTGTCGACTACTTGAACACCTGGGGGAATTATCCAGAACAAGTCAGTTGAAGATTTCTCTATTACTTCTAGATATTGCGCATACGTTTGTATAATAAATTTGTCATATGCTTTAGGGTAACTGATTACACAGTCTATTTCTTTTTTCTCATTGAAAAATCTGTATTTAAATTCTTTCTTGCTTATAGTTGTGTTTTTAGAAAATAACACTATACCGTCATAATGCTCACCATTTTTAAATACATGGACGTATTGATCATCCCACTTTGTTGCTGCGTATTCTGATAGATCAAACGAGTCGTTTAAAATTATGTCATCCCAAATAACCCAAAACATTTTAGTAAACGCTCTAGATTTAATTTGGTCAAATGATTCTATATTTGATAGGCGCTGAGCCGTTGAATACTTAGACTTAACTGTGGCCCAGTCGGTGTCATTTCCGGTAGTCCTAGACACATAAAAAATATCATACATCTGCAGGTACCGGCATCCTAAAGTACGTGTCATTAAGATTCATAGTTTCGTTGTATAAATCTAGAGTATATTTACTTTGTTGAGGAGTTAGCCACGGCCAATCTAATCCCAATTGATGTTTTATTTTTGTTCCGTAATCTTGTGCATCCTGTTCTACAAGTGTGTGATTGACTTTTTCTTCGTATATAGATTTTAAAATCTCAAAGTCTCTAACATCAACATAGTTCCAGTCAGTGCAATTGGTCATCCATGTTCCCATACGGGCACCTAACACTGCGTAAACACCATTTTCTTCATGAGCTCCAACTGTAGACCACATACGCAATCTGTGGATATTATGCCACCATATGCGTTCTTGTATTTCTTGGGGCGGAATTCGAACTCCGTCAAGCAAGGTCATCTTAACACCCTCACGGAATCCTGCTCTCCAGGCCTGAAATGGACTCGCTGTTATAATACTATCGCTAAAACTCAATGGAAAATTTTTATATCCGTCTTCCCAACAAAAATCTACCTGGCCTCGATCACTATCTGAGTTCTCGTGTGTTTTCATATTCAACACAAAATCTTTTTTCCAGATTTTTAATCCGCCATTGCCATAGCGTAGTCCGTTGATTGAATTACGACCACACCATCCATAGACCTGTATTTTAGGATCTCTCATATCTAGATTGATATTAAAAAATCTACTGTCAACTATATTATCAGCATCAACAGTTACAAACCAGTCAGTATCTGATAAATCTGCAGCGGCCTTGTGTGCATGATCACTACCTTTAACTCCGTGTACTCGTTTAGCCCATGGTACTTTATTGCATAAATCAGCATAGTGCAACTCGGCGTTTGGTTCATCATAGCTGAGGAATATTACATCAAATTCGATGATTTTCATTTTATTTCCAACGTGTAGTTTGTAAACAGTCTGCGTGTAAAAATACTAAATTTTGATCTCAATTTAATTTTATGTATCTGTGGAAAGCTGGCTAACTCATCAACGGTAAATCTAATCAATTGTTTTACACTGTTTGGGTCGTTATACCCTGTTATTAAAAATATCATTTCTTGCTCGCCAGGCCATTGGATGTTTTTAATAGACGGGTTAATTTTAAATTCTAGTACTTCGTTTTTCTTTGAGTATTTTATTTGTACGTCTGAATTTTTTATTTTAGACCATTTTTTCTCAATGACTCTGTGCAGGACATCGTCAATTTTTGTTAAAACAAAATTAGAATTTGTTTTTTTCTGTAATTGAGGGTCTTGTGTTTTAATATCTACATAGTATGAAAAAATATTAGAGTGTCCGGATTCTATACTGTCTAGTATTTCAGCATCAACTTTAACAAATTTTTTATCAGTGTTTGTTGGGAACCCTGGAAATATCTCAAATACTGACCCGTCTGTTTGGTTATAAAAAGCGTAGAACTCTATTTTATTGTTATCAGTATATAGGTCTTCAAATATTAATTCTTGTTCCATACTAATTCCTCTAAAATGTTTATATACTCATCTGTCATTAGTTCTTTTTCAACATAATGTATTATTGAATCTTGTTTATAATTGCCTATCTTTAATTGCGCTTCTTCATTAAAGTAAAACCCAACATGATCTGTTACTCGATCTGATTGCCACGGCCAATTTTGCACCATGGGTTTTAAATGTACTATTTTTGGAAAATCTAATTCATAAGAAATTTGATCTTGAATGTCTAAAATTTTTGCTGCTAATGCAAATGCTTCATCAGTCCCAACTATGCTCGGTCGATGTTTTAAATATAAATTAGCAAACACATCTTGATTTTTTATAATATATCTACCCATTGAAAAGAATTCCAACGACATATCATTTTTTTTGAAAAAAGTATAAAAACTATAAAGGTCTGGTAAGTTAGACTCAACAAATGTTTTTCTATAAAACCGATTGGTAACAATTTCATCACGGTAGGTATACGACTTGTTACAGACATACAAATCAGTGTTTTCAATAAAATAATCTATCCAATGACTATAGTCTCTTAAAAATAACATATCCGCATCAAGACATACTGTATAATCAAAGGGAGTTAAATGATCCATCCAGCTACGACCATCCCAACCGTCTTCTTGTCCCCATTCGATAACATGATCAAAAACCCAGGCGGAGTTTAATTTTTTTAACAGACTAGGATCATCAATAACTAACGCAACTTTATCGTATCCCGGCTTTTGCGTGTGTTTAATACTCAATGCCAGTGCATATCCTAACTTTAAATAATCTGTGTTCTGAGATGTTTTAACAAATAATAGATAACCAAAATTCATATTAACCTCATTAAAGAATCTGCGTGTCTCAAAATGCTCTGCTTATTCATTATGTGTATATCAGTGTTCTGCACTGTAGACGCTATATAATCTCCAGAGTTTTCAAAATCTGTTGTTATAGTTAGTTTTCCTTTGCGATCTACGTCAATTAATACATCTTGATCAAATACTGTTGTTAATGGGGGCAGTGTATAGGATTGTGTAGTTTCAAAGCCGTTGATAATATGTTTTGCTACACTGAACGCTATGTCATTTCTGTATTGTCTAGAATCAAATCTAAAAAGATCTGCAAAATAAGCATAGTTGTCTCTGATATATTCGACCAATTGAAAGAAAAATTTACTTTCATTATTTTTTTTAAACATCACAGTAGTAGCCCAAAAAAGATGTATGCCTGTTTCAGAAACTTTCTTATCTAAAATTCTTTCGCGGCCGCCTCGTAGGTCATTCATGCTTTCTGCTATCATTACACTCGAGTCAATATCCCAGTATTGATTTAACTGATCTGAAAAAATTAAAAAATCAGAATCTATTAATAGCGTAGTATCGTAGGGCGTTAGCTGCCAGGCAGTGCATCTATTAGAATTTATAAATGGAATTGTTTGAGAATCAAGCCCGTCGTGTAGTTTACGATTATTTGTTGTATAG